TAGATATCGAAAAATTATTTCAATATGTTAAGAAGGGCAAACTTCCCCAAAGAATGGAGTTGGTATCGGCAATCGCAGGCAAACCTAACAACCCAGTTCAAAAGAAGATGGTTAAAATGTTTTCTGAAGGAATGGTTGCACCAAAACAAGGGCATTATTACTATCAATTAACTAAAGATACTCCAATCAAATATATAAAATCTCAATCCAATCCATTGGGAGCTACTGGTGTTCTATGGCACAATAATGATGCATACATTGATGGTAAAAGGGGAGCATATCTAATTGATTACTTTGGCGCTCTTTACTATGTTGATATGAAAAAGAAAGTCGCATCGAGCGTTTACCCATTAAGAGACCAAGACAAATTTAATAAAAGTAGTTTTACACAAGTTGATAAGGCACCGGAACATTCCGATTGGAAAAGATACATAAAGGAATCGGCAAGTGAAACTTTGAGTAAAGGTAAAACAAATAAATCTCAACTCAAAGAATTAATCAGAGAAGAATACCATAATGTAAAAAACTTTATGGAAGAGAAGTATGGGTTTACTCCAGAGTTGGGTAAGGTTATAGATAATCCTTATGTAAACGCATTTGCTAACGAAGGTGATGAGTCAGACGCCGATATGGCAGTAGACCAATTGGAAACTTCAATCAGAAAAGCACAACAACTCATTGACAAACTTCGTGGAAAAAGTAACTTAGAACCATGGGTTCAGTCCTTAATTACAAAAGCAGAAGATTACTTATCAACTGTTTCTGATTATGGTGAGATTGAAGAGTATGATGTGGAAAACTACCAAGACATCCAAGAATTTGCTGAGTTCATGGAAAATTACAAACCATCACTTAATGAAGCAGAATACCAAGGTAGAAAAGTAGAACTTGGTAAGATTATGCAAGGTGATGTTAAAAAGTTTAAAGTTTATGTAAACAATGACAAAGGAAATGTTGTTAAAGTAAACTTTGGCCAAGGTGGTGGCGCTAAAGGTGGTACGATGAGAATTCGTAAAGATAATCCTGAAGCGAGAAAGTCATTTAGAGCAAGACACAATTGTGATAATCCAGGTCCAAGGTGGAAAGCAAGATACTGGTCTTGTAAGAAATGGTAATTCATTAAATTTATTCCCATATTTATATTGGAACAATTAGTTTAACAAAAAGAGAAAATTATGAAAAATTGGTTAAAGAAAACTTGGAATTGGTTACTTGGTAAAACTACTATTGATGAAAAAGTAGTTGAAGTAGTAGAAGAAGCTAAAGAAAGATTAACTGAAGTTAAAGAAGAATTTGCAGAAGCAAAAGAAGCGGTTAAAGAAGCGGTGAAACAATCTAAAGATGTAGTAGACGCTGCAAAGGGTGGTAAGAGAAAAGGTCGTAAGCCTTCTCATAGAAAACCAACTCCAAATAAAACTACTGCACAAAATGAAACTCCGGCAAAAAAGACTACGAACCGAAAGCCTCGTAGAAAGCCGGCTGCTAAAAAATAATGAAAAAATTAAATCTTTCTCAATTAGTTATTTTATGTTTGGTGGGTGTGTTAATCTTCCAACAATTTTTTATGGCCGATGGTTATAGAAAAGAATATGAACAAATGTTGAGAGAGAAAGAAGAATCGTATAAAGTTGAAATCGATAGACTAAATAAAATAAACGATTCTATTTTTGCAGTCAATAAACAACTAATAGACGATATTGGTACAATAGACGACAAGATTGCAGAGAAGAACGCACAATTGTCTAATTTGAGAAGAAAATATGCAGAACAAGTTGATAAGCTTGATGATATGTCTGATGACGAGCTTTCCACTACTTTCGCAAACACTTTCAAGTGATTCGACAATAGTAGTTCCAAAGCAAGCAGTTAAGAACGCTCTTATTATGAAGAGTCAGTTCGATACTTGTTCTATGGTATTAAAAATCACACAAGAAAAAGTTGTATTGTTAGAAGACAAGTCTAACAAACAAGAACAACTGATTTTAAATCTAAACGATGTGATTGTAAACAAAGATACAATCATTGCAGAAAAAATTAACATCATTGATTTAAAAGAAGACGAAATATCTACTTTGAAAAAACAAAAAAGAAAAAAGTTTTGGAGTGGTATTTTGACAGGATTTACAACCGGCGCTAGTGTGGTTGTAGTTTTACTTTTATTATAACGATGTATGCCAGATTTAAGACAACTAATAAAAGAGGAGTGGGTAAAGTGCGCTAAGGACCCCGTATATTTCTTTAAGAAGTATTGTTATATCCAACACCCCCACCGAGGAAAAATCCTTTTTAACTTGTATGAGTTTCAAGAGGGGTTGATGCATAATATCAATGACCATCGTTTTAATGTAATCCTCAAATCACGACAATTAGGTATCTCAACACTTTCAGCCGGATATTCACTCTGGCTGATGTTGTTTCACGAAGACAAAAACATTTTGGTAATCGCAACCAAACAAGAGGTTGCAAAGAACCTTGTAACAAAGGTTCGTTTTATGCATCAAAACTTACCATCGTGGTTGAAGGGTCAAACTGAGGAAGATAACAAACTATCACTCCGACTAAAGAATGGTTCACAAATCAAAGCAACATCTGCTGCTGGAGATGCTGGTCGTTCTGAAGCATTATCTCTTTTGGTAATTGATGAGGCCGCATTTATTGATAATGTAGAAGAAATTTGGACATCTGCACAATCAACACTATCAACTGGTGGTGGTGCTATTGTACTTTCTACACCAAATGGTGTGGGTAATTGGTTTCACAAAGTATGGTTACAAGGGGAAGCTGGTGAACAATGGCACCCAACTGAACTACATTGGACAGTTCATCCTGAACGAAATCAACAATGGAGGGATGAACAAACTAAACTTCTTGGAGAGAAGGGAGCAGCACAAGAATGTGATTGCGACTTTATCAGTTCAGGTTATACGGTGGTAGAGGGTTCAACCTTACAATGGTATGAACAAACATATGTCAAAGACCCGTTAGAAAAAAGAGGATTTGATGGTAACTATTGGTTATGGGATTATCCAAACTATTCTCGTGATTATGTAGTTGTAGCCGATGTCGCTAGGGGTGACTCAACGGATTATTCAGCATTTCATGTTATCGATATTGAATCGGTAGAACAAGTAGCAGAATACAAAGGTAAAATTGAAACCAAACAATTTGGTGCAATGTTAACTTCAATCGCGAGTGAGTGGAACAATGCAATGTTAGTGATTGAAAACGCAAACATTGGTTGGGCCGTAATCCAAGAAGTCATTGACCGAAACTATCAGAACCTATATTACTCATATAGAGATGCTGGTTATGTTGATGATGACATTCACCTTCGTAAGGGTTGGGACTTAAAACGAAAAGAGGATATGGTTCCTGGTTTCTCTATGACATCACGAACAAGACCACTTGTAGTTTCTAAGCTCGACACTTATATGAGAGAACGGGCTCCTATCATCCATTCTAAGAGACTTATAGATGAATTGTTTGTATTCATATGGAATGGTAGTAGAGCAGAAGCACAACGAGGTTACAATGATGACTTGGTAATGTCCTTCTCAACTGGGTTATGGGTAAGAGATACTGCATTAAAATTAAGACAACAAGGTATCGATTTAAGTAGAACCGCATTAACTCACATTACAAAAACAAGTGGTGGTGTATATAATTCAAGAACGGCCGGTGATAATCCATGGAATCAAAAAGATGGACACGGAAATGATATGGATTTAACTTGGTTACTTTAATTTGGTAGTTAAGTTTATTTTTTGTATATTTATAACTTGTAAGAGTATATACTTTCATTTAGAGAACAAATATGGCAGATAAATCATTATTTGGACGGCTTAAAAAATTATTCGCTACTCAAGTCGTTGTAAGACGAATTGGTAAGGGTAAAACTCAGGCCATAGATACACAACGACTTCAGTCGCAAGGAAATCTTCGTGGTTCATCATACTACGATAGATTTGGTCGTTTACATACATCTCGTAGAAATTGGGAAACTTATAATAATCAATTTAACTATCATTCAAATAAATTGGAGTTGTATACTGATTATGAAGCAATGGACAAGGATTCCATTATCGCATCAGTACTCGATATCTACTCAGACGAGTGTACTTTGAAAAACGACATGGGGGATGTAATTCGTATCAAATCTTCCGATGAGAATGTAAAGAAAATCCTTCACAACTTATTCTACGATGTACTTAACATTGAATTCAACCTTTGGTCTTGGATTCGTGGTATGAACAAGTATGGTGATTATTACTTACACCTTGATATCGAAGATGGAGTGGGTATTGTAAATGTATCCCCACTTTCAGCATATGAGATTGAGAGAGAAGAGGGATTCAATGATGACAACCCATATGAGGTTAGATTTAAATTAGCATCTATGGCAAGTCCATACTCATCAAATACAAAAAATAGTGCATATTATTTTGAGTTCTATCAAATTGCACATTTCCGTTTGATGGCAGACACAAACTTCCTACCTTATGGTCGTTCGTTGTTAGAAGGTGCTAGAAAGACTTGGAAACAATTGACTCTTATGGAAGATGCAATGATGATTCATAGAATTATGAGAGCGCCTGAAAAACGAGTATTTAAAATTGATGTGGGTAATATACCACCATCGGAGGTTGATAACCACATGAGAAGTATTATCGACCAAATGAAGAAAGTTCCTTACCTCGACCAAAATACGGGTGATTACAACCTCAAGTTTAACTTGATGAATATGTTGGAAGACTATTACCTTCCTGTCCGTGGTGGTCAAAGTGGTACTGAGATTGATTCTCTACAAGGTATGGAGTTTGGTGGTATTGATGATATCGAATACTTGAAGAATAGAATGATGGCTGCTCTTAAAGTTCCAAAAGCATTTATTGGATATGAAGAGGGTGTTGAGGGTAAGGCTACTCTTGCACAACAAGATATTCGATTTGCAAGAACAGTTGAAAGAATCCAAAAGATTGTACTTTCAGAATTAACTAAGATTGCAGTTGTACATTTGTACTCACAAGGTTATGAAAATGAAGACCTTGTAAACTTTGAGTTAGAACTTACCAATCCATCTATTATCTACGAACAAGAGAAAGCGGCTCTTTGGAGTGAAAAGGTTTCTTTGGTTCGTGATATGAAAGAACTTAAAATGGTTTCTCAAGATTGGATGTATAGAAATATTTTCAATATGTCGGATGATGAGTGGAAGTTAGAACAAGCTAAAGTTATTAGTGACCTTAAACTTGGATTTAGACAAGAACAAATTGAGAGTGAAGGTAATGACCCAGTTAAAACAGGTGAATCATTTGGTACACCACATGATTTAGCGGCTTTAAACCTACAAGGTGATGAAGAGGGTGGCCAAGATGAAGAAGGTGGTTCTCCACAAGGTGGATTTGAAGGAGCGGGTAGACCACATGAAGGTGGCACACATGGTACTGATGATAATAACTTTGGAAGAGACCCGTTGGGTAAGAAAACTGATGTTAGTAAAGATTCAACATACCATAAGTTTAGAAACTCACCACTTGCATATGAAAGTGCTACCGCTCTAAAAACTGCATTTAAAAAGAAAAAAATTAAAACATCTTCGATTATAACTGAGTCTTTGAAAAACGAAAAAGAAAAAGAAGTAGGTATGATGGATGAGTCAAATCTATTGGATGACACAATTTAAGTATATTTATAAAGTAGAACAATAATAGAAGGTTTAAGATGAGTAAACTTAAACATAGCAAGTTTAAAAACACGGGTATCTTATTTGAACTACTCGTTAGACAAATTGCATCGGATACTTTGTCCGATAGGGACTCCCTTGCGCTCGAAGTAATCAAAAAGCATTTTAAGAAAGGAACTGAACTTTCTAAAGAATTGAAAATGTATCAAGCTCTTACTAAAGAGAACTTTGATAATCAGTATAAAGCTCAGGAGTTTGTAAATATTATTTTACAAGAAAGGTCTAAATTAAATGAGTCTATTCTTCGTAGACAAAAGTATAACTTGATTAAGTCAATCAAAGAATCTTTTGTGATGGAAGACTTCTTTAAATATCGTGTAAATAATTACCGTGAGATGGCATCTGTATTTAAATTGTTTGAATACAATCAATCTACTTCTCCAAAAGAATATGTGACCTGTAAAAATGCTATTCTTGAGACCATCACCAAAAACAATGTAGAAATTGTAACCGAGTCTACTGACAAGGAATACGCATCACAACCAAAAGAGGTTCGTATGTTGGCGTACAAGTTTTTAGTAGATTCATTCAATTCGAAATACACCAACCTTTCAGAAAATCAAAAGAAAATCCTTCGTACCTATATCAACAATGTTGATAATTCAGGTAAGTTAAGAACTTTTGTTATGTCTGAAGTTAAGAGACTTAAATTGGAATTTAAGAAACTTAAAATAGATGATAAGGTTACACAAATAAAACTTAATGAAACTGTAAGTCTTATTGATAATGTGTTATCATCTAAAATTATTAGTGAAACGCAAGTACTTTCACTATTAAGATATCATGAACTTTTACAAGAATTGAGGAAGGTTTGATATGTCAAAATTTTTAATGGAACAGTTAGAAAGCAAATTTAAAGAACTTCAATCAGAAGAAGAAATTGAAGAAGCAAATGTTACTGGTAACATGGATGGTGGTGCTGGTCCCATTAAAACTCCTGCGGCTTTCGCAAAAAGTCAAGATGAGGATGATTTAGACACAGACCACATTGAAGTATTAGGTTATAAAAAAGCCAAAAAAACCAAAATGAACACGGAGTCAAAAAGTATGAAAAAATTAGAAGACAAACTTGAAAAACTAATTGAAGCAACTTATCGTGATTATAAGAACGATGACTCTATGAAAGCACACCAAAAGGTTAACACCTCGATTAAAGAAATCAATAGACTGATGTATGAGGTTGAGAAGATTGTTAATCAAAATGCCAAACTAAAAAGTGAAACGGGTGTACACAACGGACAATATTGGAAATCTACACAAAAGAGATTTGGAAAAATTTCTGAAAGAATGTTAAAAGTTGCACATAAATTAAAAGAGTTGAGTGCATAATATGTCGTGTGGGTGTAACAAAAATAAAATTAATGAGTCACTTGAGGTACAAGACCTTGAGGATATCAGATTGATGATTCGTAGAGAAATTGCACGAATATTTTTTGATTTGTATCGTAAAAGACAAGTTTGGGAGAAATAATGAAACAATTACTCGTAGATGTAATGGTGTTCGAAGTAACACCTACTATGTTGAGAGAGGCCGAAGAAAAACATGGCCGTTTCTTGGTAAATGGTGTGTTGCAAAGAGCAAACGCTAAGAACCAAAATGGTAGAGTGTATCCCAAAAATATTCTTGAAAGAGAAGTCGAGAAATACAAAGGCCGTGAAATTAAAGAGAATCGTGCATATGGTGAATTGGACCATCCAGAATCTGCAGTTGTTGAACTGAAGAACACATCACATATTGTTCGTGATGTTGTTTGGAAGGGTGATGATGTAGTGGGTACTGTTGAAATCCTAAACACCCCATCTGGTAATATCCTTAAAGAACTAATTAAAGCCGGATGCACGGTTGGTATCTCATCAAGAGGTATGGGTTCAGTAAAACAAATCGGTGAAGACACGGTTGCAGTAGAAAATGATTTTGACTTGATTTGTTGGGATTTCGTATCGAACCCATCAACTCATGGTGCATTTCTTTCTCCAACTAATGAAGGTGTAATCAACGAATCGGTTAACAAAAAAACAAATATTTATAAATACAAGAAAGCTAACACACTTATGAGAGATATTATTTGTGAAATTGGCGGATATTGTGAATGTGACTTTGGAGTACAATAATGAAACTAAAAGACTTACTTAAAGAATCTCAACATCTTTCTTACAAAAGAATGAATGTTGGCGAAGAGGAAGAAAAGGGAATGACCAACGAAGAAAAGAGGCAGTTCCTTAAAGCCGTTTCTGAATATAGAAAACTTGGTGAAGCAATTTATCGTTCTGGTAATTTGTCTGAAACCTATGAATCAATTAAAGGTATTGTAGAGACTGCACAAAAAGTAACTCTTCAAGAAACCGGCGATTGGTTTGATAAAGTAACCGTAAATAGACACATGAAGTCTATGAACGAGTCATTCAAAGTTTTCTCAAATACCATCAAAGAAGTAAACACTCTTCAACAAAGAATGGAATCCGCTTACGATGAAATGGGTGAAGTTCTTGGTAAATACTATGAAATCAAAGAAGCTGAAGAAAAAGAAGCTGATATGGAAGAAGGTAACGAGTTCGGTGCTGCAAGAGCAAAAGCAATCGCAAATGGTGATAGTGAATTCGAAGTTGATGGCAAAAAATACAAAGTAACTTCAGTTGATGATGAAGATAAAAAAAATGCTGAAGACTTTGCTAACGAATCTAAATCAATGAAACTTACCTCCATGTTAAATGAATCATTTGGAGTTGGTAACCTACCATCATCTAAACTAATCAAGATGAAAAAATCCTTGAAGGAAATTGAATCTGATGAATCAGTAAACGAAGGTTACTCTACCGAAGAAAAAAGAATCGTAATGATGGCAGTTAAAAAGATTGCTAAGTACATGAATAGACCACTTGATGTTGCATTGGGTTATGTAATTGGCGCTGCACAGGAACTTGAAAGAAGTGGGAAGGTAAAGTAATGGATAAGTTGATAAACTTGTTAAACGAATCCTCTATTACAAAATCAGTAAACGAAGGTAAACATGATGTTATCTTAGATAAACTTGCTGATATCGTAAAAGATGCTAAATCGTTTATGGATATTGGTAGTGGGTTAAAAAAGGCAGGTATTAAATATTCATTCGGTACTAATATGATACCAATGTATATAATTGATAAACCAGCAAAGATTGCAATCCTAAACAACAAATATGCAGATGGTGCTGAACGAGTTGTTGGTACTACTGCAATTGGTTTGATGGAATCGCTCAATGAATCGATAACTGAGGCTGCGGATAAGATGCAAATTTTACAAAACTTCTCAGTTGATGTTTCTAAAGTGATTAAAGACCATATTAAAGATATTAAAAAACTTGACCCAAAAACTCAAAGAGAGTTGGGTAGTTTAATCGGTAACTTTAAGGGTGGGTTGGATTCAATCTCAGAGTCGGTTGAAGAATACGCACAATTTGGTCACTCATGGGGCAAGAAGCGTAAGAAAAAATAATTTAATTAAATTTAACTCTATATTTATAAACGGATGTTACGATAAGTGATATCCGTTTTATTTTATAAAAAAGTTATATATGGACGAAAATAAAAAACAAAAAAAGAAGTTTGTAAAAGAAGAAGTTTACTTATATGGCCATGCAAATGGTGTTAAAGTAATCAATGGAAATGTAGAAGCTGCTATCAGAAAGTGGAAACGAATCATGAAAGATAGTGGTATTATGGAAGAAATCCGTAATCGAAAAGAGTACAAGAAACCAACTACAGTTCGTAGAGAAAAACGAAACGCAGCTTTAAGAGCGGAGTGGGTCCGTAGACGCCGAGAGGAATAAATGGTAAACACTTTATTGTTTCAAAAAAAAGTCCCATATTTATTACAAAAATATCACTCCCTAATGAGTGATTACCATTATTAGAAAGTTTTATTCTATTAAGATTCCCAATAATCTTATTATCCAAAAATTAATTTAGGAGATAACAAATGAAATCAAATTTGTTAGAAGAAGCAATTGCTGATGCTAAAGCCGTTAAGGAAACTGCACTTGCAAACGCTAAGATGGCTCTCGAAGAGGCATTTACTCCGAAACTTCAATCTATGCTTTCTCACAAACTCGCTGAAGAGTTGGATGAGGAAGATGAGATGGACGAAGAGTTGGACTCATCTGACTTGGGTACTGGCGATAACGCCGAACCAAGTGACGATGCAAACGATTCATCAGATATCGAAAATGATGACGAGTTGACCGAAGAGGAAGACGAGGCTGAAGTTTCTGAAGAGGAAGATGCTGAAGAGATGTATCATGAAGAAGAAGATGCTGAAGAAGTATCTGAAGAAGATGAAGAGGGTGAAGACGAAGGTGAAGAAATGCCTGCTGACGATGAGTTAGATATGGCTGGTGATGAAGAAGAAGACGAAATGACCGAAGAGGAAGATGAGTTGGATTTGGAATCAGTAATCGCTGAGTTGGAAGCCGCTTTAGAAGATGACGAAGAGGATGTTGTATCTGAAGAAGAAGATGAAGTTTCTGAAGAAGAAGACATGGAAGAAACCTACGAAGGTGAAGACATGGACGAAGAAGAAGAAATGGAAAATGAAGAAGAAGATTTAGACATCAACGAAATCATCCGCACTTTAAAAGAAATGGCTGATGATGAAGAAGTTTCTGAAGAAGAAGAAGTTGTAGAAGAAGAAGAAGATGAAACCGCTGCTGAGCTTGAAGAAGCTTACAAAGTTATTACATCTTTGAAGAAGACAATCAACGAAGTTAATTTGTTGAATGCAAAACTTCTTTACACAAACAAGTTGTTCAGAACTTTTGATTTGAATGAGTCACAAAAGATGAAAGTTATCGAAAATTTCGATAGAACTTCATCATTAAGAGAAGTTAAATTGGTTTACGCTACATTGGGTGAAAACTTGAATGTTGCTCGCAAACCTAAAACAGTTGTTAAAGAATCACTCGCTTCTAAACCTATGAAGTCAAGTGCACCTAAGAAAATTCTTTCTGAAGGTACACAAGTGGCCAATAGATTCAAGAAGTTAGCTGGTTTGATTAAATAATTTTAAACCTAAAGAAAAAGGATTAATAAGATGAACACAAATTCATTATTAAACGAATCTGCTGGTTTCAACAAGAAAATGGCTGACGAAGCAAAAGG